AGTATTAACATTGCTTTGAGTTAACTGCACAGCTTCATTACACGAAGCCAATATTTTTTGTGCCTCCGTCTTTGAAATTCCAGGAGTTTCAATAAGAATGTCAATAGCTGTATTGTTAACATTCATCGATACATTTAAGGAACTATTTGATATTCTTATGTCTTCATTTACACCTTTTTTAATTAAAAAAGGTATTACGGATGTTATGGTTTTAATTCTATTTGAAGTATCAATTAATTTAATTTCGCCATATTTTTTACCTATAGTCAAATTTGAAGTAATATCATTTGATAAAACAATATTAAATGTTTTAGATGACAAATTACCATAAGTCAGCGTTACATTTTCTAAAGAAAAAATTGCGGTAAAACCACTTAAATCTATATCGGTATTGAAAGTGATTAACAAAAATTGGTCGTCTAAAAAATTTGTATCATCACCTTGAATAATAGTTATATAATTCATTCTAATTTTCCAATTGGCTAATTCTATTTGTCAAATTTGCAATATCACTTGTGTTACGAGAAACATTTGTGGTATTTGCAGATATTTTCAAACTTAATTCAGTAATTTGTGATTGTAATTCTTTAAAATTATTATTAATAACAGTTGAACTTGCTAAACTACCGTATTCAATTTCTTCTAATGCCATAATCTTCTTCCTCTAATTCTTTATATACGCGCTCCATAGCTCTATTAAAATCAATTTTGTTTGCTTTCATTTTTAATTTAAATTTTTCAATAGCTTCTATGTCGCCCGCCAAAATACATTCTTTTAGGTATGCTCTAGCTTGATATGAATTTACACCTTTAGTTGTTGAATAAAACATATCAATAGGCTTAAACTTATCTTTTTTTGAAAGGCTAAATGGAGTAAAAACTTCCTTATATCTTTCTTTTACACTTGCTTTATTCCAATTATTAGTTGCCTCATCGGACAATTTTGTTACAACGGGATTTACTAATGGAGAAGATTTGCTTGCAATTTTTCTTATTGCGCTGTTTGGCATATCTTCAATTATTTCGGGAATTTCAAGCGCTTGCTTTCCAATTCGAGCATATATTTCTCGTCCGTATTCATTGTTTCCTATGTATGGCTTTGGAAATAAAGTATCAACAATTTTTTTGCCAGCATTATCTTTTTCGGTAAAACGATTGTTGCTATATGATGAATAATTTATTCCGTCTTCGTATTTATCTGGATTTTTAATTGAATCTATCTTTCTGTTGCAAGCATTTATTAAATTTGAATATATCGCTGTTTGAATCAAAAAAGTCATAAAATATTTGCGAGCTTGTTGCCCTCGGACTCCTGCTCCCCTTATATCATTTGTAAAAGAAGAAAGTCCTAATTTTCGAGAAAGTTCTCTTGTTGCTGAGCCAATTTTAGAAGATTTTGCAAATTCATTCAAAAATTTTTGTCCGGCTTCCGATGAAAAAATAGCAAACGATTGACGAATTGTTGCTGACATATTCCAATCAGGCGAAAGAAGTGTCCTTTTTGCAAATTTTAAAGTTTCAGGTTTAATGCCAAGCGCATCCCAATTTTGTCCACCAAATGTATCGTTTACAAGCTGTCCTATTTCTTTTCTAACATTATCAGATAAAATTTTTTTACCATTTTCCGATACTCGTTTTATAAGATTTTCGTAAGCATGTAACTTATAAGTATTATGCAAATAATTCCACAAGAATTTATTGTTTGCATCTATATAAGTTTTTATTGGTTTTGTTACAATTTTTCCCGCACCCAATGTAACCTTATCGATAAGATTTGATATACCATCAATAAATGTATTAAATTCGCTAATATTAATATCGGTTATTGCGCCAAATTGAACCCCATCTTTCAGGGCATTTTTAACCGCAGGACTTTCTTTAAATGTTTTGTAATTATTGTTTTTAATTCCATCAATAATTTTTGGTAAATTACCTAAAGTTTTTATTGTTTTTATAGGCAATATTCCTTCGTGAGCAGCTGCGCTTTCAGTTAAAGCAACTGCATGCATACCATTAAATAAAAACTTGCACCCTTTAGTAAAATTATTAACAGTATCGTAAGCATTTCCGGAAATTTGTAATAACTTCCCTGCAAGATTTTTTGCTGTTTCAACTTCATTTGTTCTTTCGATGACAGGCTTTGCCATATCCTCAAGTTGTTTTGCATATTTTGGGTTTTGTTCTTTTAATTCTTGTAATGCGTTTACAAATTTTGTATTTTCTGTTGCATCAATCAATTGATGTGAATGTAATTTTTGAATTTCCGCATAATCAAGTGTTTTTGGAGTTAAGCCAATATTTTTTATATTGCCATTTTCAAGAGGAATATCGATTCCGTCTTCTATACCTTTTTTGTATGTTGGCACAATTCTAGTTTTTTCAAATCCCGATTTGGTCTTAAAATAGTTTTTTAGAGTTTCTTGATTTTTATTATCCATAGCCCAAATATGTGTAATGTATTCTTCGGGCGACATTGTGCTTTTTAAATCTTTAACCTTTGCAAGATTATTCCAAAAAATCTCCATTTCATCAAAGTTGTTTTGAGCTATCATTCTTAAAACTTCTTTTTGTTCGTTAGTTAATTTTGAAAATATAGATTTTAAATCTTCTCTATAAAAATTTTTACTAGGTAAATCGGTATTTTCACGAATAAACGGCAAAATTTCTCTTATTTTTTTAGAATCGAAGTTTAATTCTTTTGCTATATCATCAATTTGAGAAGAAAATTTTTCTATTTTTTGAATTGCATCAAATTTGGCTAAATCGATATTGGAGCGTCTATTTTGGATTAATTCCCTTAATTTATCTTCTAGAGCTGTAAATTCTGCATTAGTTTGAGGTTGAATTTTAGAGTTTAATTTTTTAATTACATTTTTTGTTTTTCCAAATTTTGTTGCCAGTTTTCCCGACAAACCGCCTACAATTCCTCCACCTATTAATCCTTGAGAAGCACCCTTTAAAGAATCAATTATTGTGTCTTTAGTATTTTTATTTTCAATTAGCCCTTCCCCTGCTCCAAACATTGCTCCACTTGAAACGCCCGCACCAATAGCAGAACCAATATTTTTAAGCATTGCTTTTTTAGATATTTCAGAAAAAGCAGGTTTGGCAAGTTTTAAAGCTAATTGCCCTCCAAGTTTTGCACTTGCACCAAAAGGAATAGCTGAACTAGCGATTTGTAAAGCACTGCCACCAATAATTTTAGTAAGTTCTTTTTTATGTTGCTTGTTTATTTTTTCTAATTCTTTTTGCCCCTGCTCTTTTATTAGCTTGATTTTTTGTTCTTTAGCTAGAGTTTTATTATTTACAATATCATCATATTGAGAATCAATTATATTTGTTTCGACTTTTCCTTGAAGCATTGGGGGTTTTTCTTCTTGAAAGTCTATTTTATTTGTTGGAATATTTTTTTCCTCTATAAAATCAATGATTGGTTGATTTTTTTGTTCGTCTTCAATAAAATCAATCTTCACGATATTTTTTAAAGCCTCTTTTTAATGCATCCAATAATTGTTTAGCTGGTATTGACCCTTTTTTACCATCAGGTGAAATCACTTTAACTCTTGTTTCGTTTTTGTTGTTAGTTTTAGATTTTGTTTTTATTGTTTTGCTATCATTATTTATTTTTTGCGCTTGTGTATTATTCTGTTTTGGCTTGTTATCATATTTTACATAAACAGTATTTTCACTTTTTGGTTTTTGCCCGTAAGTAACGTGTGTATATGAATGAGAATCGGGTTTTTTATCATACTCAACTTTAATAACATTTTTTCCATCGTTTTTGCTTCGGTAATAATTTTTACTTCTGTCATTTTTATTTTCTTGAATAGTTCTACTTGCTTTTGTTACCGATTTAAAAGCAGGAATGTTTACAAGCTCATTTGGATTGTAATTAGGATTGTTGATATTTGCATTATATTCATCAAGGGTAATCATTCCATTATCTAAACGCAACTTATCGAAATCACCCCTAGAGATGTAATCTTTTCTATCTTTTTGGCTTGATAAAATGCGAATAAAATCATCAGAAGTTAAAACCCCATTATTATTTGTTGATATTCCTTGTTGATTCAAAACATCTTTATATGTGTCGCTATTCATTTTTTGATTGGCGAATTTATAACCAAGCCCAAGCCCATAAAGAGGATTGCCCGTTAAAGCACTTACTAAACCACCAATAGCTATACCTTGCACATTTGGATTTTGGGCCATTCTTGAAATAGTACCCACCCCCTCACCAATTTTTTGCGCGATGCCTTTCTTGGTATTATCTTGCCAATTTTCAGGACTAAAGCCTTCATTTTTGTTTTCATTGTAGCCGGTAAGAAAATCATTGAAGCCATTTGCCATATTTGAAAAAATTTTATTTTTTCTCTCATTTATTTCTTGCGAATCATTTGAAATTTGATTATTCGTTTTTACTTGCTTTGCTTCCATATATTTATTTATCAAATTATCATAATTTTCTTGTGATATTTGAGGGGTTGTTTCAATTGAATTATTTTGATTTTGTGCCGTTGGACTAAATTGCATAATATTATTTATTTGATTCAATCTATTTTTTGCCAATTCATTTTGATAATTAGCTTCTTGTAAAGTTTGTTCCCCCATAGCTTTTGCTTGCTTTCGATTTTTACCAGTCAAAATCATAGAACCTAATTTAACAAGAGGGTTTGAATTTGTTGACAAACCAAAAACATTTCCAAGTTTAGAAATGGCATTGCTTTTTAATTTATTCTGTATTAGAGATTTTATTAATTCATTTTCTTTATTCATTTTATAATCCATAATAAGTTGATTTGGAATTACTTGTACCTGATGTTGTTGCATTTCCCGAGCTTGTAGTTAATGATTGAGCTTGGTTTCCATTAACCGCATTTTGTCCTTGTAAGTATGCATTCAATAAAAGATTTATCATATTGCCTGTATTTGTTTGACTATTTGCAAGCAATTGAGCTGTGTAATCTGAAATATTATCGGTTATAGTTCGAGATAAGTCGTTATATAAATTTGTAGCAGAACTTGAGCGAAGCATATTTCTTTGCGACAAGGGATTTATAACATTATTTTCAAGTGCTAACTTACTGTTTTTATTTAAATTTTTTGTATAAGCCTGCAGTAATGCTTGATTTGTCGGAGTATCAATACTAGGCTTGCGATATTCTTCCAAAAGTTCATCTATATTTTTGTTTGTATAATCATAAACACTTTTGTATGCAGTTCCATCATTTAAAGTTGTTGTAGTTCCATTATTGTCGGTAACAGAAGTAACATAAGGATTTTTTGTTGTTGTTTTTGTATATGTTGTTTTAGAGCTAGAACTTGATTTTGAACTTCCGCCGCCCATAAATTACCTCTCATAAATATATAAATTTTTATCTATTTTTTTAAATCCGCATTTTAGCATTCCATAAATTGCGGTTTTTTTGTTACTTTTTGCATATATGTTGCAATTCCACCAAGTTAAACTTTCCTTAAAGCATTTAAGATTTATAAGATGAGTATGCCTTTTGGCAAAAACATTAACAAAAAGTTTATTATCAATATCATAATAATAAATACAGCCAATAAATTTGTTATTAACAAAAAACGAATAAAAGAAAGTATTTTTAATTATTTCATCAAAATCAGAATAATCTTCAATTAAATTTTGATTTTTTTCAAAAAGCTCCCTGCATTCTGTATAGTTAAAATCAAGATTATTAGGTATTAAAACTTTCATATTATATTTGTTTTACTTTAATTTTACTAAATTCTATATTTTTAATACTAAAACCCTCATTTTGAGCATAACAATAAAATTGTATTTCAAGTGTCTTGAATGTTGCTGATGGAAGTTTATATATTGAATTAAGTTCTTTTAATGGAAAATATGTTTTATCCCAATGCCCTATATCAAAATACAAAGCATCTTTCATGGTCTTAATTTCTATTTTTTTAACTTTGGGAGCTTTAAAAGTATCATAATTTTTAACATAGCGAACCCAAAAATCACTCGCATAAGTCATATCAATGGTTAATCTTGGTGGAAAATAAAGAATCTTTAAAGTATTATCAACTCCTAAATTCAAAGGAGTGCATTTATAATAACTTCTTACAAATTGCCCATTAAAAGTATCTGATTTGTATTCTTCATATATTTTCCCCGACTCACCCCCTGAACATAAAATATTGTTTATTATATTAAAACAAGTAACGTCGGGGCATTTTCTTTTAAGCCATTCTTTATGGATATAATCATAAATCATTATTGTTGTCACATCGGGTTCAGAGGTAGGTATTAAAAACCAAATTTCATTTCTGTCCGACAAAACAATAGATAGTGCTTTTATATCATTTAGTCTTGCTGTATCAATTTCGCATAGTTCTTGTTGAATATCAAGGGCAATATTTTCACCTAAAGTTTTATCGCCGTTTACAACTTGATTAAAAGAAAAAACACCTTTTTTAGTATCATCATAAAAATATAATTCAGTTCCGTGAAAAACTAAAGAACCGTAACTTGCACAGCCACCAGGGCTTTCATCTGTTTGAGAATATGGATATTCTCCAGTCAAAAGTATAGAGCTATCTTTAAAGAAAATTGCTAAACTTCCTAAATATGGTGCAATAGCGGTTATATTTTTAATATATTCTATGTACCCAGATGAAGTAGAAACATCGTGATCGGAAGTGGAAAAATCATAAATATTTTCTTGAACGCTATACCAAAGAATATTGTTATTAAAAACCCATAATCTATTATCATAATTTACAAGCCCTAAGCCTTTAACATCTCTATTATCCATATCTTTTAAAGACATTTTGACAACTTGAGTTTCTGCAGCGATTTCTACACTATAAAGTTCATTGCCATTCGAAAATACAAATAAATCAGACCAGCCTTGTGTAAAATCAATCCCGCAAGATTTTCCTGTTAAGGTTAAATTATCAATTTTTAAAACATACTGTTTTGTTGAAAAGTCAAACAAATAAAGTTTGCCGCAAATTGCAGTTTCAATATGCACAAAACAATAAATATTGCCATTTTGAATGCTTTGAAATATATTAATTATTTTTCCAAAATTACTATCAATCGAATTATTGATAGCGATATGACCTTTTGCGGTTCTAATTCCAACACCGCTATTTATTCCTGTATTAAAAAGCTCAACATTTTGAATATCCGATGCAGTAATTAATTCATTTGAGAAATAAGCATTTATTCTTCTTATGCCACCAAATTTATTGCATATTAATGATGCAGTTGTTGTTGCCATTTACCAAATAACTCTTTTATCTTTATTCAATCCTGATGTGTAATTTAATAAAATTTTATATGCTTTTTCGAATTGTTCTTTATACCCTGAATAATTTTCATCACTTTCAGAAGCAATTGCATAAAGCATTGATTTAGTCATTAATGCATTTTTGAAAATATTTTCATATTTCTCGGGTATATTAATTGCATCATTGTCATTTACTAAAGAATAAATTGAATCTCCAAAATCATTCTCGCCGATTGCGAGCGTTAAATATTCAATTGTAACATTATATAAGTTGTCAGGTGTTGGATATAATATAATTTCATCATTTGAAATATAAAAACCGATTGGCTCGCCAACTTTATCTTCCAGCACCTCATAATCATCTAAATATTCAAGATAGGTTTTATTTATTCTTATTGAATAAACTTGTTTACCTGATACTGATTTTTTTAAAATATTTCCGCTTGGAGTGGCGTATCTACTAATTCCATTTTTAGTTGTAAAATTTAAAATTTTAATCCTAAATGGAAAAGGATATGAACACCAGAGTTCAGAAAGCGCTTTATTGATTGATGATTTTAAAGCGCTTTCCATTTCTTCTGAATTTTCAACATCCCCATCATACATAGACCATGCCTGTCCTGCGACTTCATTGTATATGTCAATAAAGGTTAATGTCATTTGTTTTCTTTATTCTTGTTTTGGTTTTTAGCTTTTGTAGTTGCAGGTGTATTTTTTTGTTTTTCATTTGCATTTAAATTTGAATTGTTATCATCTTTTGAAGAATCATCAACAACCATTTCCTTAACCGTTTTTACAACTACCTCTTTTTTAGGTAATTTAATTGTACCTTTGATAACTTGATAATTACCCCTATCTTCATTTGCGATTCTAGTTGCTTCATCGGCAGGAAGTAAAAAAATGTTTCCGGTCGGAATAAATTTAATTTCAATCAAATCCATAATTAAACTCCCACCTTTTTGCCGATAGCATAAATTGTTCCTGCAAAATTTGAACTAAAGTCAATGTTGATAGCACCATCTGTATCAACAAATCTAGCAGGGTCTTGTATTTGAAAAACTGTTGTTGCAGATTTCGCAGCAGTTAGCGTTAAATCACCCAGCATACTATTAGGAAATTTATCGCCTTTTTTAATGGTAATTGTGCAATCTGCATTCGAATTGGTATTGGTTAAAATTATAAAAAGTGTATTATTCATACATCCCATTGCATTTTTTAATTTAATACCATTTGCAACGGTGACAGCTTGTGTTGTAATTACTTTAAGACCTGCTGACTGACTATTATCAATAACAGGCATTTGTATTATTATTTCATCTCTTGCCATATTTTGCCTTTCAAAAAATACTAAACCAATATATCAGAAGAATTAAACAAGATATTTAATTCTTCTGATATTAAAATTAAGCGGCTAATCGTGCAGACAAAGCTAAAGGAGCATTAATTTTAACAGTTCCAAGAAAATCAGCCCTTGGTGCGCCAACCCCATACAAGCCATAACCTTTATATCTTGTATTGAAATTCTTTTCGGGCATATAGTCTTTCATATTCAATTGCTTTGAAATTCCGCCTGCAAGCGTTTTGCCTTTGATGCCAAATAAAGGATAATGAACTATTTTGTCACCCTCGGTTACACTAGCTACATTATTAGAAACAACAATATCCCAACCGCATAAATGGCCAATAAAACCTTTAGCAATTTTTTTATGTCCTGATTCAACATATTTCAATTCATCCAGCTTTCCAAGATAAAATTGATATTCAGGTGGCACGACAGCAACCATCTGTCCATCAATCCAGTTAGTGTGTCCCTTATTATCTCCTCGCTTAAATTTGGCTTGCATATATGATAATATTTCTTTGGCATATTCAGCATCAAGCGCAATTGCATTATTATTTGAATCCGATAAATAATGTCCTGCTCTTGTGTATAATTTGCCATAAGCCTCATCAACCGCAGAAGCAAATTGTTTAATTGCATCAAAAGAATATTCTTTTGCTAATTCAACTTTTTGTTTTAAATCTGGAGCATTTGCAATTTGTTGTCGCTTAACTTCATCAACTTCAAAGTGAAATGCTTTACCTTTATCAATTTTAACTTTTGCAACAGTTGTATTTGTTAATTCAGCATCTTGCAAATCACCGCCCGAATAATCAAAAAGATTAACCATTGCAGGCATAATTACATCAACTTCCGAACCATTTCTAATTCCATTTTTTAATTCGCTATGCGCCAATTGACCTATTACCATCTCATCATAAATATATTTATTATATGCCTTGGTAAAGGTTGTAATCATTAATTGTTCATCTGACATTTTTATTACCTCTTTAAACTAATTCATCAATTGCTTTGTCAAGTTCATCAGGGGTGTAGTCATTAATATTTTTAGAAATTTGTTTTGATGGTGTATTTTTTGGGCTTAATTTTTTTAATGAATTCAAATCTTCTTGGTTTTCTTTGTTTGCTTGCATTTCGGCTTCAAATTCTTTTCTGAAATATTGCTTTAAATTTTCAATATGCTTAATAAATTCAGAAGTTTCAAAATTGTCACCTTTTACTTTTAAGGCATCAGCAAAGAAATTAGTAAATTCTGAAATTTTAAACCAATCAGGGAAATCTTTAATTGAATTATTTATAAAAGTTTCAGCTTCTCGTCTAATAGTATTTTCAATTATTTGGCCTCTAGCTCGCTCGGTTAAAATAGAAACTTTTTTAACCACATCAAGGTTAAATTCATCTTCAATTTGTTCCAATAATTCATTAGTTGGACTTTGAGCATACAATGCAAGCATACCTCTAACTTTGTCAGGTTCTTCGACTAAATGAAGATATTTCATGTATTCGCTAGATTGAACATTTGCAACTTCTAATGCAATTTCATATTCTTTTGGATTATCGTATCCTGCTTGAATTATTTGGGCTTGTTGCTGATTTTGAATTTGCTTGAAATAATCGCTTTGTTTTTGAAATTCAGCTTTTTCCTTTTCCCATTGATTTTTTTCATCCAATAATGGCTCTAACTCATCATAAGATTTAAGCAGATTTTCAAGGTCAAAAGTTCCGTCTTCTTTTAAAAATTTTTCATAAGTTTTACTAGAAGTAATTTCTTTTTTATTTGTTTCATCTTCAATATCTTGTTTAGGAACTTCTATCTTTTCCTGCGACTTTTCATTTAAAATTTCTTCTACTTGTTTGTCCAACTCAATTTCGCCACTAGACTCAACTTGTGGCGCATCGCTAATTTGATTTTCCATCAACTTCACCTCTTATTTATTTTTTTACACTCTTGAAAAAAATCATTTTCCCACTTGTCGGTATCGGCAATATTTTTCAGCATTCCTTTAATTAATAAAGGCTCTATGTCCGAATTTGCTAACCTTAAAATATTTTCAAGTTGAAAAATTTTAATTTGTTGATATTCGCTAGAATTTAACAAATTATATTTTTGGGCAATAACATCATTTTTCATTTATGCCATAACTCCACTTTTTGAAAGAGATTCAAGCTCATTTTCCGGTGTTTTTCTTTGAGAAATTGGGATTGAATCAACTTTTTTTGTTTGCTTTGATTCTTCAATCATTTGCTGAATTTCAGGATATTCAAGCAATATTTGTTGAACATCTAATGGGATTTCTTCAACTGATTTTAAAAATCTTTCAGGATTTTCAACTCCTTTTTGTTCCATATACCAAGTAAATATTGATGGAACATCTAAAGGAATGTAATTAGCAAATCTTTCAACTGCCAAAATAACCATATCTGCAAAACTAAATCTTTCAGTTGTAGCATTTCTATCAGAATAAGTATATCTATATTCTGCTTGCCTAATTTCGTCAGTTATAACGACATTTTCGGGATTGTTATCTTTATTTAGAAATACATTTTCAGAACCAAATTTAAAATTTGCACATAATTTAGCAATATTTTTGATATTAGGCACAATAAAATATTGATTTATAATATCTAAAACCATTGATAATCTTGTAGTTTGCCCTTGAGCTTTAACGGAAATTTCAGTTGCAGTTTTATCGCCTTTTTCTTCTGCGCCAACCATATTTGGAAATATGCCTGACACTTCGCTCATTAAATCAGATAAAAAAGTAATATCTGTTATAAATACATTTGTTTGAAAACTCAAAGGTTGAATGCTACTAGAATTATACAATTGCGGGTCATAAGTAATTATTTTCCCTGGATATAATTCAATTTCGTCTTCATCAAAAAAATCTTTAGGACATAAAAGTGGCGGGTTTTCAGTTAGTGATTGAAGATTAACGGTTTTGTTTAATAATTCCTCTTGAATGTGTGCTAAATCTAGCACAGAAGCTAACGGGCTAATTCCTCTTTTAGTTTGCGGGTCTTGTATAAAAGTTCCGAAAGTAAAGGGGTTGATTACAAAATTATTTTTTTCAAATCTAACTAAAAATTTTCCACCAGCAACAACTGCATGCCAATTTTTTAACACTTGCCCATTTGGCAAAGTAAAATTACCCCAATGCTCTAAAACTTCAATAGTTGAAGAGTTAGAATTTTTATCTTTTAGAGCTTCTTTTGATTGATTTGATATATCAGCCAAATTTGGCTCTAATGAAATCATTTTGCGTAGCTCATCAGCTACCTCTTTTGTAATTGAATAACATTCATTGTTTATAATATCTTCGGGTGTTCGCCAAGTTCTATAAATTTTTGGACAATTATCAAAATCTTCAACTTGGCTAACATCAAAAACAAAATCAGCAGGATTTACTGGTATTACAAAAGGGTTATCATATATTGTTTTTTCATCAATATAAAAATTTTTACCTTTTGCTTTTGCTTCTAGTATTTTTGGTAAATTTTTTACATCATCTTTAAAGAAAGTTTCAAAAAAATTAATTGGTCGCCTATATTCCTCTTTTCTTGTTTTCCAAGTAGTAAAAGAAATCAGTTCACCATATAATAACGCATAGTCTATAACGGAATCGCAAATATGGGAATATTCCATTTTTTCTAAAATATCAACCAACATTGCTTTTTGTTTATTGGCATTTGTGTCGGATTGCAGCGATTCACCTGATACATCAAACATTGAATTGATACCTGAATATGTATTTTTCCAAATAAATGCTTTAAAAGTTTGGAAATACATAAACAGCTTGCACATTTTAACTTTAGATTTCCATTTTTTATTTTTATCAGTTTCTTTAGATAAATCTCGCTTGAAGAAAATATCGGACATCAACCTTGAAGCGATAGAAAGATTTTCACTTCTTGCATTATCATAAGTCTTAAAATCGCTTGATATGCGACTAGCAATAAAACTTTCTTCTTCTTTTGATAATTTTTTATGTTTTTCTTCTTTATTGGTAATATATTCCATTAAATATTCTTTTCATTAAAACCTTCAACTATAAGTACGTCAGGTTGATTAAGCTGTAGATTTCCATCTTCATCCATACCAAGTGCAACCCTTAAACCTTTTTGAGCTTTTGAAATACCAGACATAATTAAATCCATATTGTATGCAGAAGCTCGAGGTTTTGCTTTATTTTGACTTAATTCATCTTTGTATTGCCCCAACAAAGTTTCAATAACATCTAAAGAATCATTGAACAACTGAATATGTCGTTCATTGGCAATAATTTTTTCTTCTTCTATTCGTTCGCAAAGTTTCTTTTGGGTGCGTAATTCTATTTCTTTTTTCTTTTTATTGATGCCCTCACGGCTCATTTTTTCGGAAATTGTAGAGCGCCTTACATCAACATCGGGTATTTGCTCCATTACATAATCCAAGGTTTCACCTCGAAGATATAAAGCACGAATTTTAGCCCAATCTTTTGCAGTTGGTTTTCTTTTTTCTATTTCTTTTTTCTTTTTCATAACAATAAAAAAATAGCGGTATTGATGACACTAAATACCGCCTTTATTTTTGTAGGAGTATCAAGAATTTATTTTAGAAACAATTTCTTTAGCACCAAAAAAATCGCATCTGTTTTGTATAATTTTTATAACTTTACCTTTTGAATTTTTTATTTCTTTGTTTTCGCCATAACAAAGACCAAAAGGAATTTTCTTTATTTTGATAATATCTTTATTCGTATATTCAACTTGCTTTATAGATTGAGCTATTATTTTAAGTGCATTTTTCTTGTATTCTTTTTGCCTAAAAATAACTCCATCAGCTTTTCTTTTTTCAACTAAACTTACAACATCGCAACCGCAAATTGGACAAGTTCCTAAGAACAATTTTCTGTTAGTAAAATC